CTTCTACCTGCATACCGAGATCACGAAATGTAGCGCCGCCCTGGAAATTGGCATTGGTCGTTGCTACAGTCCACATCCATCCAGATCGTGCATTGTCGTATTCAAGCACAGCGTTTCGTGATCCCGCTCCATAAACCCTGACGTGCTCAGTGCTAACGATCTCTGTTGTAATCGGATAGTTCCCCTCTGGGACAAATATCGGATTCGGTTCACTTACAGTAAGATTCTCCTGGTCTCCGGCATCAAGCCCAGAGTCACATGCGGATTGAAACGCTGGTCCCCAATCGCTGGTCCCGTCATGCCACCAATGTGGCAGGATATAATCTGCTGCTCCTGGGGCGATCTTGGTGTCACCAGTACCAGCAAATATCCTGTGCTTACCTGCCGTCATGTCTCCATCAATTTTCAGTGTACGGGATGACCCGACACTAATTACAGCACCAGGCTGGAACACCAGGTGAACTGTAGATGGGATTGTAACGTCACTTGCCGTGATGGTATATGTCCTGTTCCCGGGCATTTCTACCACAGCCCTGTTCCCACCTATTGCGTTGAGCACATATGCAAGGCTTCCAGCAGTACCGACCACACTATGGTCTGATATTGACGTTGACGGGCTAACATAATACCGCCGATAAACGCTCCCACCATAGCTGGCAACATCGCCCTTGAAATAAACAGTGGCTTCGAATGTATCCGTGGTGTTTGATTCGGAACAATAAACGGTAAACGATGATGTCGTTTTTGTTACCCAGATGTCACCTATCGCGCCCGCCCGGCTTGTCGGCGTGACCTTCACAGAATATTCATTTGTCGCATCCACAGTTTTCGAAAGTGATATGGAGTCACCAGTTGTAGAATTAAAAGTGCCTGCATGTACTTCCATGTCAGGCAGATCATCAATCGTATTATTTATGCCACCTACATGAGTGTCTATACTGTCAAAGTTGTCGTTCAGCTTGTTCCACCAACCTTGGCTACCTCGACCAGGTTTGGTAAGGTTGATATTGGTAGTGTAACTGTCCTCAGCATACGTATTGGCAGCGACAAAAAAAACTATTGTAAAAAAACAAAATATACGTCTCATTATATCGCTACCTCTCCGCTATCATAATCAGCATGGTAGTATGCTGATGAGTCATATTGCAAACCTGTCACTTCTACATCCGCCTTGCTTGTCCGCCTGACAGTGCTGATCCTAAACTGGTGTATGTCACCGGATGATCTTACGATCTTCCACGGCGAGTAAATATCAAAAGTGCCAGACTCCGATACTGTGACAGATCTTGTGTCGGTATCAAACGGGCCCGTAACTGTATATTGAGAAACAGATTGGCTGTCCATCTCACGTACCTGCAAAATACAGTTGCCAGAATATGTTGAACTATCAAGGTTAATTTCTTGGTCCAAATATACTGTCGTTCCTTCGTATGTTTCTTCTCGACCGGAGCCAGCTGTCAATCGGCCAGTAAAAATGTAACTACCCTTGCCGTGCTCAATCACATCACCAGGCAGGTCAATGATGCCCTCAAGACCCGTTTGGAATTTACACGACAACTTAGTTGCGTCACTAATTTGCTGCCTCAAGATAGCTTCTCGCTGTGCCTGGTCCTTATTATTGACGCCACGCAATTTCAACCTGGCAATTTGAGCAGGTCTTGTTAACTGGTAAAATCCGTCAGCCCTTGAGATAGCTGTCCGCTCACGACCTTCATGATCAACGTCATTGTATGTAACTTCAACTGCGTCACTTTTCTCTGAGTCACGCAGATACGTTACTGTGTTAGTACTCAACACAATGTTTTCGGGAACATATAAATTGGTTTCTGAGCTGGACGGCTTGTCTATCACAACTGTAAGTTTGTTTCCACGGAACATCACCTTGGCTCTGCCACTGCTTTCGATATGGGACAGCGCTTCGTCAAAAGAGTTAGCTTCATCAAAAACCATGTTTATTTCAGCGCGCTGGTTGCCGCCACCAGCAGTGTCGGTTACCCAGTCGGACCAATCCTCCCATGCCTCCTGGGTGATCCTGGTGGATTCCATCCCTATACCGTAAACTTTATTTGTAGCAGCATCGAATGCCGCATTTGCGTTGTCCGTTGCAACTACTGATCGAGTTCCTACACCATTGTAATTCGGAACAGAGATAGACGTTCTGTTGTTTTTTATTTTTACAATTGGGATCCTACCTGAAAACCTATTGGTTGCTTTAAGGTCGACCGATGTTAGTTGTAAATGGGGATATGTTAACGATTCGTGCAACATCTCATCTATGTGAGTGAGCATTGACGTATTAACATACGTGTAATCCGTAGAAAAATACCAGTTTGTGAGCCTGGCTATTCTGATCTCATATAAGCCTCGACCATCTTCAGGAGTAAGCGTCCACTGCCTATATACAGGAGTCGTTTGATTGGCCAACGCATTAGCATAATACCTATACCATGTTGATGTGCCGACCTTTCGGTATGATATCCAAAAATCCACCCTGTGTGTATAAGACACACCTGTGTCGTCATACCCTGATGCGTTAAAAACCTTATAAAGCCCAGAGGGAAAAGATACGTTTACATAAAACGAGTCTATCTCTGCCTGCGTATAATAGGTTTGTTCGCCATCGTCAGAAATTTCATTTGTTGGCGGAGAAAAGTCGTCAAGATCATACAGTGACCCATACGCTACCATCCGAACTTCATCAAGCTCGCACCTTCCATAGTAAATATCTGCTCCTGCGCCGCCAGTATGGAGGTCGGCTCTGCCAACATATTGCAAACTGGTTATGTAGTCGGAATAAACATCTGGGCCAGTCTCATTAACATAATCAAAGTCCTCTGAGGATAGATATGTTCCATCCAGGAAAAAATGTATGGTCGATGAAGACTTGTTCTCATAATCAATATATTCAGACGTTTTTACCACCCTGATGTGATGCCATGTGTCGACAGTGAGTGATACCGCAACAGTACAATCAACGTATACAGTCGGTGACACACCACTGTTATTCCTTACTTCCTGGTACCTTAGATTGCCAGAATGGTAGTAGATGCCCCAACGGTAGGTGTACCCGTCCGTATAAGACGCAGATTGGCCTATAATACCGCTATCGGCAAGTGAGTCTTGTCTAAACCGACACTCAAAATCCCACGCATCTCTGAATCCAGCGAATGCCAAAGGTTCATCGCAAGAAACATAATCTCCACTGGTTTCAATGTTAAGATTTGCAGTGCCAACAAAAGGATGTGATGTGCTTAAAGCGGCGGTGTTAACGCATGTCCAGGTACTAATATGAGTCGTGTCTCCTTCTTGCCCTGGGTCTTCAGCAACCCCGACGCCATCGTCCATAATAACAGTGCTTCCGTTTTCTCCGTTAAAATGCAACAATATATTACTCAGTGTTGATGGTGACAATTCTTTGTTGATTGGTCGCATCTGATGCAACTTTTCGTGGTTAGTCAAGACATATTGCGATATCCTCCCATCTGTTGTCTCAATAGTGTATTCGCTGTCATCAAGAGTCGTGATTACCTGGTCATCAACATAAATGTCGCTGGCAGTAGGCACATTGTTTGTCCGACCCTCAGCGTTACAGAGAAGAGTATGACTCCATTGGTCTCCATCAGAATCTATCTCTATCCACTGATTAATAACATTCGGGTTTGTAAAAACCGTCCCATATATTACTGGGATAGCTATCCCCTCACGAGCGGTATTATTGCCTGCGGCCCAACCATATGTGGGGCTATCATCTGCTGTGCGATCAACCTCCGCTGGGCCCATGTTGTTGTTGATAATCATGCCGCCAGCCGTCATGGTTACCATGGCTGCGGCAGACCCCCAAAAAGACGCACTGGCAGCCATGCCAGCGGCGGCGAGATATCCACCGACACCGTATGATACAACAGCCGCAAGCACTGCCAAGCTTATATACGCAAGTGATTGTCCATCGTCATCTTGAGCGTTGCCAATCATTCTTGCAAAATCTGCTGGCGATATGAGATCATCACCATGAGAGTTTTTAACTCTGCGATATATACCAAGCTTGCGACCAGCAAGCCATGGGTGGTCAATGTTCAATTTATGGACACCACGCTTCGCCGTGCTATGGAGCATGTCTGTCCGAGAGATCATCACACCGATATGGATATTGCCGGCCATGGATGACATGTGAACAATGTCGCCAGGACGCTGATCACCACGTTTGATACGTGCGAAAAAGCAATCCTCAAGTTCCTCCCATCGATCTGGCAATTCAAGACCAACACGTTGGCCAGCAATACGAACCAGTCCAGCGCACCCACCGACAGAATCATGAGGCCTATTTATTAAATCACGAAACAACCCACACCCCCCCGGGAATCCCCGGCTGCCCACCGAAAATAGATGATTTTTCGAGACTGATACACGTCGCAAACGACCTGTCACACGACGAGCTATCAGTGTATCGGCACACATCTGTTTGCCATGGAGCGTACCTGCATATGTTTCTCCTAAAAACATGGGCAGGGAATTGCCTCAGATAAAAATTTTCAACTCCAAGCTCGAAAACCATCCACTCGTCTTGATCTTGTATCTCGACAATTTGAAAATATGCCTCGTTAAGATAATCGTCCTGGTATTTTGTATGAACACGGCGGTAGATGACCGTATCGCCAATCATGTGATTACTGTCGGACTCCACCGCCGTTCTAATGCTTATCTCGTCGCCATCGTCTGTATATGTTGCGATGTTGGACACCCTCACCGTTACACTTTTGTCCTCACTGTCATCGCCCTCAGTGATGTCTCCAGGTTCAAATTTAAATCGAGTCCATGTATGTCCACCCCATGTAACATCTTCCGCATTGTTCACGATGCGGGTATAGCCACCAGATTGATGCTGGATTTCAAGCAATTCAACAATTGCGTACGTCTCCCACACATCGTCTGTGCTGTCCGTGAATTCATCTTCACCGAACGTGACTGGCAAATCAACACCATCAGAGGCCCTGTTATTCAGTGACGACCCAGGAAATAACTTGTTTTTTTCTATTATGAGATCAGTAGGTATATCCAAAGGCATCAGGCCACCTCCCTGACAGTCGCTTCGACACTCCAAATATTGAAACCTGACCGATAACGTTGTGGCAAATTGGCCTCAACAAATCGCACTGTAAAAATTGGCCCGTCTCCATACCCAGCGTCCTGATCAGCGTCAAACCCATCTAATGGTTCAAGGCCACCGTATCCTCCGTACCCGGGGGAACCATAAATTTCGATGAACTCATAATAAAATGCATTGGCCGGGCCGCCGACAGACCGCCAGAACTCAACGAGCTCAAGCCACTCAGCGCTTGTCATCGCGTTCCATCGCATCGTAATCGACTTCTGTATTTTTGTTCCATCCGGCCTACTCGATGAGTATCCTCCAGAATATGGATGCGTAGTAACATGGGCATGTTCTATGACATCCATTTCCGTTGGGTATCCGATGTCATCCCACGGGAAAACAAGTAGACTCATCGCCTTAGCTCCATGTTTCGTCGAAAGTTACGACTGTTCATTTTGTTTCTGAGCATGATAGAGGCGACATATTTCCCTGGGCTTTGCTGCATTATCCGCACGTCATTCTGTTCTATCTGTTGGCTGGTTCTGTTTTCAATGTTAAGCGATATGCTCGGTTCCGATCCGGATTTTGCACCCTTTGGGATTACAGTTTCGCCACGCTGCAATATGGCCGGCATTTCATCTGATCTAAGGCCCTCATGGAATCTTGGCGCACCCACGAACACGCTTGACGGTATTATCCTTGGAGTGCCATCGACTCCGACCGTCCCACCGGAATGGTACTGGCCTGCTGTTGTAAATAGGCCGCCCCAGTTGAGACTCCCAGCGCCAGAAAGGATACCTGATATACCTTCTTGGAATATCTTTTGAGTAAACACCCTGCCAAACTGCTCCAGTATGCCATCTACCGTAAAACCAGTGTCCCACAACATCCTATTAAGCTCGTCGGAATAGCCCGTAGCCCATCCCGTGAAAGCGTCTTTCATAGAATCGGACCAGTCGTAAGTAATATCCTTTATATCATCAAGAGTTTTCTTTTCAGCCTCTATTTCAGCGTTACTCATTTTGATATAATCAATCAGCGCTTGTTCTTTTAACTCTTTTTCGTCAAGCACGGCTTGAGAACGCATATCAATAAGTTTGTCATATTTTTCTTTCTCCAACTCAATTTCTTTGTTGGACTGATCGATATATAATTTCAGGCTGTCTTCTGCTGTCTTAGCGACAATATCACCAGAAATCGTTACATGCTCGGACAGGGCAGTATTGGCTTTGCTAATTGCTTCGGCAACATCTTCCCACCTGTCTGAGTAATCCTTGCTGGTTTGGTCAGCAGTCATGCCCATCTCACCAGGGAAATCATCTACCATCATTTCTCCGGTGCGCCAATCTCTCTGCCCAGACATCACTTCCCATATTCTCTCAAAAGCCTCAACTGCATCTTGGTAGTCATCTATGAGCCGTTGCGCAGAAAAATCGTACCCGCTAAATGTCTCGTTCATGTTGGCCATTGCTTGGTTAATAACCAAGATTCCTGTAGCCAATTTCCCGATCGGCGTCGAACCGAACAAAATCCGGCCAACTATTCCTGCTCCAGCGGCACCTACAACCTCAGCCGGGAGCGAGTCATAAAAACTCTTGATCGCCTTCAACGCATCCGCTGTGCCATAAATATAGCCAGCAATATCTTGCTGTATTAAATCTGAATTTTCACGCACCCAAGATGTCGTATACTGTATGATATCCCTGACATCGTCCTTGTACGTATCGAACGCCTTAAGGGCTTCTTCCTGGATTGTTGACGACAAAGTTTTGATATCATTA